AAGATTATTATTTGCAACTACTAAATTAGCCTCTGCCGTAGCTAATGCTGCGGTGGCAATGCTGCAAGCATTTACATCAACTCCCCATCGTTCAATTTCATAAAGACCAAAGAAGCCTTTCCTTCCTTGTCTATAAATGGCGCCAAGTGTTACACTTTGACTGTTCCAATAGGCAATCCTGAAAACGGTAGTCCTTGAAAGGGATATAACATAATTTAAAAAAGGAAAAAACGAAAATCGCGTTTCCAGAAGAACAAACTGTTCGCACTGCTGGTTTTTATTTCCAATTGCTGCATTTCGCGTGTTAATTGCCTGCACCTGTTCTCTTTGGCGCTGCTCTAAAAGTTTGCTGGCATTGATAACTGTTGTAGCTGGAGCTGACAATCCTACGGTGCTGATGTAACGATCATTGTTGTCATACAAAATTCCACCAGTATATCCACATTCGCTCCCTCTATATTTCCATTGACAATAATTTTGCGTGATAATTCTACGCGGAAGTTTTACACCTTCAAGATCAAGAACACTGGCTAATTGCCAGGAAATAACCATTGAATTTTCTTGAGTTTTGCGCTCAATATAAAAAACATCAATGGGAAACTCCTGGAGGGTGTCAGCCTCTGCTTCTCCATCTAAATATTTGCCAAGAGTGCGTCGCCTTGTCACTTTGGCTCCCACAAGGTCGTCGAGTTCCCGGATCACTTGAGTGAAGGTGCCAAGAACATTTGCCACTGTCAAAGTGGGCTGAGCAATTTGTCCAGTAGTGGCTTTTTCGTAGCCGGCAGTGATCAATGGCAAAGGCTCATAAATGTTGCCCTTCCATTGAATTTTTGTATTGTCAGGTCTTAATTGATTAGTGAAATAGAAAATATCCGCAGGATCGCTAGTAATTACAGAAAGATCAAGGTCGATTAGCTCGACGATGGCATCATGCCAGCCTTGTTGAACGTCAGTTTCTAGGGTCATAAATACGCCTCACTGTGAAGCTAAAGACGTTGCTGTTGGGACCAATTGTACGCCATTGCCACTGGTTTGGCTCTAGGCGGTATTTGAGCGGAGCACTGTCCATGAAGAATTGACTGTAGAAAAAATCACCGTTGAGTGCCGCCAGTTGCGCATCTAAAGAAATGGCAATGGAATCAGAAATGGGCACTGTTTCAATTGAATACTGTCTGATGTCATTATTGATGCCGTCAGGAATGGTTTGCTCGTAGCCATCACCAAACTGTACTTTTTGAATGCGCGAGCCACGAACGACGGTCAGGCCGTATTCACAGGGGATGGCAAAAGTTGGTTGCGTCATAATTACTTGCGGCTAGAAGCCAAAAGGCCACCTGGACGCAGCTCGCCAACAATTACTTGCTTCACTGCTCCTTCAATTTTACGCCCTAATTCAGAAGAATTAGAGCCGGTGGCATTGCTTTCTGCTTGTCCATTGTTGACATTGACAGTGATGTTGGTATTCATTTGATTACCAGCGGCCCCTCCAAGCTCCACAGGGATGCTCTTGCCGTTGGGGAGGGGGACAATAGCCTCGTTGTAACGGCCTTCGCCCACAAGGCCCATTGTGGGGCCTGTGACCATGCCTCCATTGGCAAAGGCAGTAAAGCCGCCCATTGCAATACCACCATTGGCGTAGCCTGTTCCAGGCAATGGCGCATATTGAGCAACGTTGGCTGACGAGCTTCCGAGGGCACCCCCTCCGAAGCCTCCTCCTCCAAAGATGCCGCCGATGAAACTAGTAAGCCCTTGAATAAGTTGCATTTTCAGCCATTCAGCAATCATGCGAGCCGCCATGTCAAGGAAGTAGTCGCCTACATTTTGGAAGAAAGATGCAAGAGCCTGTTGTGCTGTCATACTGCCAGAAGCAACCCCTTTAAAGGCTTCGCCAAAAGCTTCGCCAATGGCATTAGCGGCCCCGACCACTTGATTGCCAATATTCATTAATTCCGCTAAATTTTTACGCGCTTGATCCAAGCCCTCCGCAACATATTCAGTTGCAGTTTTGGGCACGTTTAGCGCAAATCTTTTGGCTGTCTCTTCTGTAGCTATACCAGGCAACGCTTCAATTCCTTCTCCCGCCTCTCCATATTGTCCCTTCAGTTTGTTTAACAGCGCTTCATCAATAGCCTTGCCTTGTGCCTTTAATGCCTCCAACACGTCAATCTCTGCCTTTACTCTCTTTCTTGTGAGTTCAAGAGCGTCTTTGATTTTCTTGATTTCATTGTCAACCTCAATAAGAATTTTCGCCTGCTCCGGTGCAATGCCATTCTTAAGCAATTCCTGGTATTGCTTTTTATTGTCCAGTTCTAACTGGCTTGCTGCTTGCAGATTTTCAACTGCCCTTTGCTGCTCGTTGATTGCTTTGGTGATTTCTGCTTCCATGGCAGAGCGAGTTTTCAGGCGAGCCAAGTCAGCCTTCTGGCTAATGGTCTGAATTTTCAATAGCTTCTCTTCTGGCGGAATGTCTTCTAAATTCACCTTGAGTTTTTCGTAGCGCAAGTCCAGTAATTCCTTCTCACCTTCAAGGCGAACTGCCAGTAAATTATTTTCTCCTAGTTGAGCGTTAAAAATTTGCGCCTCCAGTGCCGATAGTTCTTTTGCGTATTCCAATTCAAGAGCCAATTGAGCCACTTGACTTTCCCTTCCTTTCGCACCCTTCTCTTTGCCGCCACCTGCCTCAGCCCCAATAGGCATGCCTCCACCAGTCATGGTTGAAGCTGCAGGGAGAGATGGCTTAACGCCTGGCACCTTTAAACCCAAAACACCTTGTGCGTCTAATATGCGCTGCTCCAACGTGGCCTGCCTGGTCCCCATCAGGCTTCCTAACCCTGCAGGCATAGCCGCTCGCATAACCTTGAGGTCTTTGAGTTCTTTTTGGGCCTGTCCCAGTGTCTTTTGCGCTACTGTTTTACTATTTAAAATTGTCTCTCGTGATGCTCCAATCAATGTTGCAGCAGTGCCACCTTTAGAGCGAAGGCCGCGAATTGCATCTATTTGACGACGCGCTTCCATTAACGCCTCTAGTCCATAAATGGCAACGGAAATGCTCACCGCAATCGCACCTAGACGAGCAATGCCAAGCAATGCTCCGCGTAAAAGGCTGACAGGGCCAACCGCTGCTCCTGCCCCTCTGGCAAGCAAGGCCATCTGCACTTGAGTGCCAGCCAGCGTAGATGTAGTAACAGCACTAGTTCTTTGCAGTGTTGCTACAGAAAGGTTTAATGCAATGAAGCGAGCAATTGCAGCGTTAATGCTGGCAATTAGCCCAACTAAAATTCTGCCTCCTAACAGAGTAAATACTCCATTGACAAGTAAAACATTGGCATATACTTTTAGTAAGAATCCTGCAATGGGGTTCCCAGCAATTGCAATGAATACCTTGCTAACGCCAAGAACAATATTACCAAGGAGCTGAAAAGTTGGGATTAATTCTTTTAAGTTTTGAAGGATGCCTTCAAAAGATGGTTTTAGCGCATTTAATTGCTGGGCTATTGCACCTCCTCCCGTTGTTTGAGCTGCTTGCCCAGTGAAAAACGCATTAAATCCATCCGTCAATTGCTTGATGCCACCAGTCAATGGCATTACGACAGCATTTAAAAATTGAACAGCAGCGGGCTCAAAGGCTTCATACAGAAATAGCAGAGAGTTCTGCATTCTGTTCATTGCACCCTGGAAGGTCCGTGCTGCTCCTTCTGCGCCAGGCCCAAATTCCTTATTCATTACAACGCCAACATTTGTCAGCAGTTGCTTCATTGCTTGCCCTTTATAGGCGCCAGCTTCTAATGCTTTAGAGAATTTCTGAATTGCATCTGGCCCCTTGAAGCCTGCCGCTTCCGCGAAGATGCCAAGGGCACCTGGAAGAACGTCTCCCAATTGTCCCTTCAATTCTTCGGACATCACTTGTCCTTTGCTCGCCATCTGAGCAAAGGCATAATTAACACGATCAACTTTATCGGCACTCATGCCAAAAGTTGCCGCAGCTTTACTGATGCCCGTGAAAATATCACGAACTTCATCTCCACCAAAGCCAGCCGATTGCATTGATGCGTACAACTTGGTGAAGCCATCCCGTGCCGACTGGAGAGGAATATTATATTTGTCAACTAATTGAAGAATTAAATTATTGGAGGCCTGTACTTCTTTCGCGCTAGGACTAATAGCTTTTAAGGTGTTATTGAAAGATTGCAGTGCTGCAACTGCCTGTCCCACTTGAGCAGGGAAATTAGTGGCAAATGCCAGCGCTTTATACGCCGTGCCAAACAAGAGCACTTGCTTGGTGGCAAATGCAAATTCTTGGCCAATTTCACGAACCAATCCGGCTCCAGGCAGATTGGGCATGTTGAAGCCACCACCAGCTCCTCCACCCCTGCCTGCGAAATTGCCAGGACCGCCACCAGTGCCCCCTCCGCCTCCACCGGGACCGCTGTAGACCATCGCTCCGCCAGCGGCATAAGGAACAATGGCGCTCTGTGGGCGGGCTCCACGATACGCATAACCATAGGAAGATGGTGGCCTGCCAGCCACCCCTCCTTCGCCCATCACGTCAACACCTCTCAGTGCCGAACGCATGCGAGCTTCACGTTCTCGCCTTGCAAATAATTCCGCCCTGGTCTCACCATCTCGGCCAAGGCGACCAGTTCCATATGGGCTGGAAACACGCCCCACTCCAGGAGCCAAGAATCCTGCAACTCGTGAACCAGTGAGTGCTGGCCTCAATGCATTGCCTAAGTCTCTTACGTTGACAGCGCGAACAGCTTCGTTAAGTCCTTTGCGAATGGTATCTACAAAAGAATTGGCGGCTTCTCTCGCTGCATTTTTAAGCGATGGGTCAAGAATGTCTCCGATTAACAGCCTTTGCGACCCTATTGCCGTACCAGGCAATCCAGGAGGCGTATAACCTGGCGGCAGCATTCTGCCAGTAGAAGAAGGCCCAGTGGACCTGCCACGCGATGGAGCAGTTGCTTGCCAGTCAATACTGGGTATCCTTCTGCGTTCTGCTCGGACTTTTGCTGGATCAATGCCAGCCATGAAGAACACGGCACGAGCAATTTGATCTAAGGCGCTACGTTGTACTTTCCCTGCTCCGCCAAAGCCCTGCCCACGCATGCGAGCTTCCACGCCGCCACGAGCAGAACTTGCTAAGGCATCTGCCAAGTAGTCGCGGATTGCGTCTAGTTGTTTCTTCTTTGCCCCTCCTTTTAAGCCTTGCTGTAAAACAGTATCAAGCCATTGGCTCACCTGTTGGGCGCTGCGGCTTTCCTTCCCAAGGCTCTGAAAGGCCCTGTTGCGCAACTGTTCTGCTGTTAAATTGGAAACCTGCTGTCTAGCCGACGCGAAGCCTGCGGAACGTTGGGTGCCCCCACCAGTGCCTGCAGGGCCTCCCTTTTGTTGATACTCAACATTGACAATATATTTTTGCTTTGTTAATAAATCAAGGGTATTTTTTAATTTTTGAGCATTGACACGAGCCGTCTTAATAGATGTATCATTAATTTGAATGGCATATTTGCGCCGACTTAATTGATTAGTGAGAAGCCTGAGTTCATTGTTTAAACTTGTCTTATCAAATTTAACTTTTAAAGGCGCGTTAAATTCACTGCTTGCTACCGTACTGAGCTGACGAAGTTGCTGCCGAAAAAATCCCAAATCTAGGGATACATTTAGCCTCAGCTCAGGCGCGGCCATATTTGCACAGTAATCCTATTGTTTGTAGTGTAGCTTAATCATTGCTCACTTCACGCGAAGAAGCAGTCTTCAACTCATCTGCCAGCAAGGCAATAACCCTGCCGTCCATTCTTGTTGTACGCATTAACTTTTGCAACACTGCCAAACTTTCGTCCGAAAGGCCGTTCTCTTTTTTAATCCTCTTGGTGTCAAATGGCAGGAAATCATCAACAGAAGTCTTGGCTTTTTTGCCGGCCAACGCTCCCACCACTACTGTGCCAAGTTTTGCAGTGGAGATGCTATTAATGTTGTACTTTGTAATATCATGCTTCTCTAACCATTTCAACGCGGTAGTAACATCTTTCACGCGCTGCTTGCCGAAATTATGCGCTTGCCATCGCTCGTCTCTTAGGTCCGACGCATTGAGACGAAAGTAAATTTCGTCCCACTTTGTCAGAGTTTTTAAAAATTGCCGGGCTTGTTTCTCTACTCGTTCGGCAACGCTTCCTTCGTCCGGCGCGGTGCTTTTTTTGCTTGTCCTGCCTCTTTCGCTTCAGCCTCTTGTTCACTCACTATAAATTCCATGCCCTTAGCAATTACTCGCCGCCCCATAGACTTTGTGTCTTCAATGGACCAGTCATCAAGGCGCAGCCATTCTCCGTCAATTAAACCTTCGCCACGGCAACGAATAAAGACAGTGACCATCCGGGCATTGCCAGTTTCAATGCTCCCTCCGCTGTTGATCATGCTGAGAGTTTCTTCTGTGAAGTCACTGAGCAGCTCCATCTCAGTCATGTCCGCCCCGCCTTGCAGCAGCGCAAACGCTTCATCCAGGGGAATGTCTTTAGCAGCAGCAATCCGCTTGGCCAGTTGAACGGCGCGAATAGTGGATTGACTTTGAACCTTGCTCAGCTCTTCTTGCTCAATGCCTTCAGCTACGAGCCAGCCGCCATACTTCCGAAGACGAAGCTTAGGCGTGAGTTCAAAATATTCCGGCTCTTCGCCTTGCAGAAGAAAACTATACTTGCTCATGATCAAGAACGTTCAAAATGGCATTGAATACCTTCACCCTTTCGCTTTGAGAGCGAAATTCCTTAGGTACTTCAACTAAAAAAGAGTGGTCTTCGCTTGAAATTCTAATGGTCTCTTCTGGAAATGCCATAAGGCAAAGGATGCCAGCTTCAATACTGGCGCCTTCATACAGACAGTTGATGGCATGTACCCTGCCGTCTACGCTCCGAAGATAATCAAGCTGCATTTAAGCGCTCTAGAGCCTGTGCTGTTCTTAACTTTAATGCCTTGCCAGGCGCTTTTCTAAAGAAGGACGATGGGATGGAAATGTCATCAGTAAATGGACGAGCTGTCACATTAGAGCCAATCCCCTCATGCACATACCATGCGTATTCATTACCAGAGTTGTTAGTTGCATTCCAATGCCAGGATGCCTGCGCACCGCTGGAGCCCTTTGCAAAACGAAAGCTATCAACACCACTTTTATAAAGCTCTCCAATGTCATAAATATCACGCGGGCTTGTGACAACTAGACCATTCTTGCGCTCAGTTGCGCCGTCGTATTTCCACTTTTCTTCTTTAAACTGATCCTGCCAGTGAGCGTCATTAATATCTTCTGATGCCCAAAGTTCAAAGGCGTCAATTAATGCTTGCTCAATTAATTTTTGGCCAATTAATTTAACGCCAACGACTGCCATGGTCAGGGTCCAGGATAGAGACGACGAATCGTCATGTCAGGAATGATGAAGCGGCAGCGCTCGTAGGCAATGTCATCTCCAGGCGTAAACCGTAATGATGCATCAGGAAAGCGCCTCACCATTCGGTCCATTGCTTCTTCAATCTCCTTGCCATCAGGGTTGTATTGCACAATTACTACTTCCCATTGCTGCAGAACAGTCACAATGCCCACTCCAGCTTCTGGCAAGCGCTCAGGATATTGGCGAATGGTTACTTCCAGACCATTTACTTTCCACTCGCTTGGCACGCTTTTCTGACCAACCACATAAATGGCAGGAATAATCTTGCCATCGGGAAGCGTGTAGTTGCCAATTAGGTTAGGCGACCCCGCTAAAAGGCTAACAATGGTATCCCGAAGCTGAGAAATGTTCACAATAAAAAGCCTCCCCGTAAGGAGAGGCTAACAGAAAACAATGGAAGGAAAGCTCAGGAGTTAGGAGCAATCGGGATGATGCTGCCAGTCTCAGAAGCATTCTGGTGAATGCCAATGCGGCCACGGCTAATCAGATCAAACGTGCATTCAACAAGGTTGTCAGCCGGATAAGCTTCGCTGTAGTTCATCACACGGCCAACATAAGCCACGCGATCATAGTAATAAGTGGTGCCGCTCACGCCAAGTTGCTTGTTGATTTCAACGTACACTTCAGCGTTCTTGTCATAACGAGCAGTGGCGATCACTTGGAAAGCTTCGTCAAAGCTGTTGGGGATGAACACCGTGCCATCTACATCCTTCTGGAAGTAGGAGGTGACGGAAGCAGTGGCTTGGCTGGTAACGATCACGCTATCAGCAAAACCGCCGCCGCCCAGCAGGTAAAATTCCGTGTTGCCATCGTTAAAGGCAACAGAAGCCGTGGTGGCTGCCTGGAGGGTGTAGAGGGTGGGAGCGCCGCTTACCGTGAAGGTGGCGCCACTTTGAGTGATCACCGGGCGAGCAACACCGTTAATAGAGCCAACACGCACAATTACGTCTTGGCTCTTAACCAATTCTGTGGGGTGGTAGAGCATGAGAATGCCTCAACAATGGAGAAGAGAAAGTGGTTAAGCGTCAGACGTTCTGTACGCTTCCTTTGCCAACCAGTCTAAAAATTCCTCTGATTGGTGCGCCGAGAAACTGCCAATAATGTTCAGCAATTTGTTCGTTCGGCAGCAGCTCAAACCGTCCTTCTCTTCCATTGATAGTGGCAGCCGCAGAACTACCAGGAGTGACACCAGAGAGGGCTAGAGGCCCCGTTAAGCGTCCTTCCATGTAGACAGCCGTATTATCAGCACCAAGCAAATAATCGTACTGTGGGTTGCGTTTCTGCCTCAAGCTGGCATAGTAAGTAATGCCAGATGACAGTGCCACATAATTTCCAGTTTCCTGGTCAACCGCATAGCCAGAAGCTACGGACCACACAAGGGTGGCATTAGCTAATGGCGAGAGGCCGTTGATCATGCGACAAAGCCAATGGAGAGAGGACCAGCGACGGTTTCAAGCATTCGTTTGAACTCTTGGCCATATTGCGTGGCCTCCAGTCCTTTGCCATAAACTTTGCCTTCAGTAGCGCCAATTTGAACGCCCATTTGTGCAAGTTGAATGGCAATAATGTGTGCCGCTAAGTGTTTCACTGCCCTGTCGGTTTGAGAACCAAATACATCAGATGATGCATCGGCAGTGGCTTCAGTGATGGCCCCGTTTACAATCCCCGATGGATGGGGAGTGAATTCAGGGAAACGATCAAGGAATGTCGCATAAGTAACAGTCATGGTCAAGCCTTTCCTGCTTTAATTGCTTCCTGACGTTTTGCAATGGCATTACGCACTCGCACTCGCCCTTCAATCTTTTTCCATGACGTAAGTTGGTCAAGGTCGTGAATGACTTCAATGATGCGAGAGGCTTCAATAATGGGAAGACCAGCAAGGGTTTGAACGTCCTGCGGAATGGTTTCCACAGTCACTCGTTCCCTCACTTCTTCAATGGCACCAATGGTCATCAGCCGTTTAACGGTTGAATTTTCACGGGCTTTTTGCCATTGAAGCTCTGGAACATCCTGGTTTAAGCCAGGCGCCAGTTGAATCATCCCCCCATCAGTGATAATGCCAAAACCACCTTCACGCGGCGGGTTTTCAAGCTCAGGGCGATAAGCGATTAACATTGATGTTCAATTAGAACTGATGATCAGCTTAACGCCCATTGCTTAACTAGGCTCAGGCCGAAGCTTGAACGTAGATGACGCTCTTGGGATAGTACAGAGCCACACCACCCACGCGAGCGTGAGCAGGGACAATGAACTCAAGACCGCGCTGCTGGGGCGGGAACAGTTCCAGCGGTTGGGGAATGTGCAGTTGCACTTTCTCAGGATCGCGCTTGTACACCACCATGCGGTTGGTGTTCAGCTCGCTGTTGCTGGCATCCAGTTGGTTGATGGGCTCAACGTTACGGATGTAGGGGTTGGTGCGGAGGAAATACTCAAGCACGGTCACGTCCGAAGAATCGGAGTTGCGGGTGGTGCTGATCTTGTTGTAATCCTCGTAAGCCAGCAGGATGGTGTCGGGCTGCTCCTTCATGTTGGAAGCATTGATAATGGCGCTAACGCCATAGTTCAGCAGCTCCAGCATTTCTTGGGCAGTACCGCTGACAGTGGTGAACCACTTATCGGCGGTGACCACATCAACGGTGGCGTTGTTGAAGAAGCCAGAAAGGCCAACGGTGGATTCACCGAACATGGCAACAGCTTCAACCTTCTCTTCGTAGGCACGACGCACAGCAGCAGCGCGACGTTGCTCAAGGGCAATGTTTGCCATTTGAGCGGCACGCAGTTCCTGCACGGTGTAGCCGAAGCTACCGCCGAACGAACGGATGTTGATGCTCTTCTCCACCTGGCTGATGTCGGCACGGGGCAGATCGTCAGCAGCGTCCGCAATCAGTTTGAACTCCCCAGTGGAGTCCATGATGCGGTAGGTATAGGTTTGTGCGCCAGGACCAGCTTCGCTGGTTACAGGCAGCAGGGTGGGGTATTTGATGTCGGCATAAGTGACTTCAAATACTTGGGGGCGAATGTACTCAAGCTGGCGCTCAAGAAACAGGCCCGCTTCGTCCATGCGAAAATCAGACATTAGTAGGGCCTCCTATCAAGAATCGGCAGAGAGAGTGAAGCTCGGACCGTTCAGTTCCAGGATCGCCAGGCCAGCACCGGAGGTGGAGGACAGGAAGCGAGCGTTGGAAAGGCGAACAGTCTTGCCCGAAGCGAAAGCGTGGCTGAATTGACCAGCCTTGCCAGTGCCGCTGGCGCTGTAAAGCACGCGAACGGGCGATGCGGGAGTAACGGCGCCAGTAACGTAAACAGCCACTGCACCTTCGTTGGCCACGTTCATCACTTGGTCAACTTTCACGCCAGGACGGAGGTCACCGTTCAGGGCAGTTTCGTCAACATAGGTGAGCACGTTGATACCAACAACAGTGTCGCCGGTAGCAGTGATGGTCTTAGAAGAGTTGGCGACGGTGCCGCCAGTGTTGTACACCTGCAGATCACCGAAGGGCTGCACAACGGCAGTTTCGTTGATAAAGGTGCCAATCGTGTTGTCGCGGATGTCAGAGAGTTGTCCTTCCAGCAGAGCAGCGTGGGTCAGAGCATAGCTCTGTTGCACACCGCCAGCAGAGGGAGTCCCCGACGCGGAAAAAGATACGGCCATGGATCAGCGCTCCTTAGAGACGGAGAGGGGGGATTTCCAAGCATTCTGCAGCTTGTCCATGTAGGACGAAGGAGCAGACATGGGGGAAGCGATGGAAGCAACGGCTTTACGCAGTTCTTCCGTAGCAGCAGAATCGCTACGAGGAGCAGATTCAGCCAGAGTGTCAAACATGGCGGTAACGTAATCATCGGAACGCTCCGACAGATCAGCATCACCACGCACAGCTTTGATGGAAGCTTCCATGATTTCACGAGCAGAAAGACCCGCGAAGTCAAAGGCAGAATCAAGCGAAGTGCGAGCTTTGTCAATCAGCGCAATGCGCTCTTCAACGAGGCCATCCACGTTCACTTGTTGGGCGGCTTCAAGATCACTCTTAAGGCTTTCCACTTCCTCAGCAAGAGCATCAGCGCGACCCTCAGCGGCGTCGCACTTGCCTTGCATTTCTTTGCCCATGGCATCCATTTCTTCCTTCAGCTTGGAGGCTTCGGACATCATGCCATCGTACTTGTTCTTCATGTCCTCATAGGACATCTTGGCGTCATCCCGTTCTTTGGTGATCGCCAGAGCTACGCTCTCGGTCACCTCAAACTCGGCGCCATCAAAATTGACTTTTGCAGTCATAGACGGTTCCTCAATGGGAGAAATTAGAGAAGGATCGGCAGCATCCAGACGATCTAGATGGAGCTTCACTTGCGGGCCAGCGCGGCCCCTGCGAACGACAGCAATGTGATTTCCGCTGATCTCCGTTTGGATGCCATCGTAATTCTCACCACTATCAGTTACACCAGGAACTGCCTCATAACTGACGCGGTAACCAGCGCTGACCTCCTTCGCATCACCACGCATAATACGCTCAATGGCATCTTTATCAGTGATGGTCATGACGGCACGGACAAAGCCGTTGTCATACACCACTTCAGTGCCACTAAAGCCCACTTGATAGTCCTTTGTATTGGCACTATCTAATAGGACTGGAGGATGCTCAAGAGTGATTGCTTTGCCCGCAAATGAGGCCAAGCTTTCAGGAGACGCCACTTCGTTTTCAGGACGATACTCGCGCCGAATGGAGCCATCCGCATCGGTGTAGTGTTGCACACCAGTGCGAGCGATGGTCGCCCAAGCACGGAGATAACCCTCAGGAGTCATCTCGTACTTTTCAATCGGCGCTACATCGTAACGAAAACATGTGTCGCTCATGCACTCACTCTATCAATAAATTTTATGCGGGTTAGACTAACTTAGGCTATTCTGCCTAAAAATGCAGCACATTCAGCATCGTCG